TCGACACTGGAAGAACAAGATGAGAAGCGGAAGAAAAACGAAGCTCAAGAGCAAAAAGAGCATGAAGATATGATGTATTACTCTAGTTAAAAGGAGGCTCGTATGTTTTTTGGTGACGACCGAAAACACTGGTGGCTTAATAAGTCGGATGTATTCCGTTCTATTTTTGAAATTGTCGAACACTTAGATGAGAACCAGGTTTACCAAAGAGAGGCGAACCTCCATCACTTACGCCTGTATTCTAACAAACTGGCCCAAGGATTAAACGCTAGAGCATACGCTTTAAGTAGTCCGGGCGACAGGTTGCGGCTAAATGTTATTCGTTCAGTTGTCGACGCCGCCGTGGCTCATATTGCGACAAACCGCCCGCGCCCGGAGTATCTCACTATTGGTGGCGATTTCACTTTGCGACAAAGGGCTGAGTCTTTAGGAAAGTTTATTAACGGCCAGTTTTACGCCACAGACCAGTATGCCATGAGTCTGGACATCTTTAGAGATGCGGCAATCTTCGGAACCGGAATCGAAAAGATTTATGAGTACGGTAACAAGATTCACGCCGAAAGAGTTTTCCCGAATGAGATTTTGGTTGATGACCAAGAGTCCATGATGGGAGATCCTCGCAGCATCTACCAGCATAAGGAAATTGTTCGGGAGGTAGCCGCAAGCATTTGGCCGCAACATAAAGACAAAATCGAAGATGCAGCCGTCATAAGAAACGATGACCACGTTACCGACTACGGCGTTACGGACATGATTAGCTGTGTTGAGGCATGGCATCTGCCCTCTACCCCTGGAGCGAAAGACGGGCGCCATGTTATCTGCATCTCCAATGAGACATTGGTGGACGAGCCTTGGGAGAGAGACAACTTCCCATTCGCTATTTTCCGTTGGCAAAAGTCTCCCTTGGGGTTTTGGGGCTCTGGGATCGCGGAAGAGCTTTCGAGTATTCAGGTTGAAATCAATTACATTGCTAAAAAGATTCAAGACCACTTCACTGTATCCGCTGGGCAGATGTGGATGAAGAAGGGGTCAGGCGTACCCAACGGCTCTATTACCAACAAGGTATGGGCCATGAATACTTACCGGGACGCGCCACCTACGTTATTGGCACCAACTCCGGTTAACCCGATGTTTCTCCAATATCTAGACACGCTCTACAGTAGAGCGTTCCAACAGGTGGGGCTTTCGGAAATGGCCGCAACCTCGATTAAGCCAGCAGGGCTAAACAGTGGCCAAGCTCTCCGTACCTACAACGATATTGGCTCAAAGCGATTTATGCACGTAGGCCAGAACTGGGAGCGCTTCCACTTAGCAGTTGCGGAACAAATGAACGAAACCGCTAGAAAGATTACCAAGAAAGGCGGCGGCGCCATTAAGGTGTTGGCGGCTGGTGATAAAGCGGTTGAGCAAATCAACTTTAAGGAAGTCTCTATCAGCAAGGATATGTACACTATGCAGTGTGCTCCCGTTGGATACCTTGAGGGGACACCCGCCGGTAAGATTGCAGCACTCCGAGAGTTGGCCCAGGTAAGCCCCGAGTTTGCGTCGATGTCGGTTCACTTGCTCGACATCCCTGACTTGGACAAGATTAGATCCCTTATCAACGCTCCACTCGACATCGTGGACAAATTCATTGAGCGCATCTTGAAAGATGGGGAGTTTAGGGCGCCTGACCCAATGATGAACCTGGACCTAGCGCGTCAAAGAGCGACTCTAGCCTTGTTAAGGGCAGAAGTGGACAACACTCCTACAGATAGAGTTGAGTTGTTACGCCGATGGATTGTACAGGTTGATGACTTACAAGCCTTGGCGGAAGCGCCACCACCTATGCCGCCGGGAGCAGAAGGCCTGCCACCGGATGCAATGGGATTACCACCTGAAGCAATGGGGGCGCCCCCAGGGGCAGAGGGTCTGCCAATGGAACCGGCACCCCCAGGAGATATACCGCCAGGGGCTTTACCGCCTGGCTTAATGTAGAGGAAAACCATGAGTGAGCCAAATTTAGCAGAAATCTTAGAGTCCGTAACTGAGGCAGGAGCAGAAGCACCAGCACCGGAAGCTACCCCCGAAACCAGCGAGGCGAGTGGGACCGCCACAGAGGCATCTCCAGCAGAGGAGGCGCCAACCCCGCCAGAGGAACCCAAAGAACCGGACCATTTCGACCGGTCTTGGTCTGCGATTAAGGCAGCGGAAAAGCGCAACCTAGCGGAGCGCGGCGAGATTAAGGAGCAGCGCCGAGAGATGGAAAGCATGAGAGCCCAAATGGACTCCATGAAGGCGGACCTGGAAAGGTATCAGGGAGGGTTCAAAGAGAACCCTGTTGAGTTTATTGAAAATCAGGGCATGACTTTTGACGACTTGGCTAAGCGAGTAATCAACGATGGCGCGGCGTCCCCTGAAGAATTAATTCGCCGCAACAACGACAGAAGCAGCAGTGAGATTAAGCAGCTAAGGGAAGAGCTCTCAAAACAGAGAGACATCATCCAAGAGCAGGCCAATGAAAGACACATTCGAGAATACCAAAAAGACGTAAACACTGTTCTTCAAAACGAAGAATTTGAATTACTACGGGATTACCCGGACAGCGAGGCCCTGGTGTTTAACATGGCCTCGTCATACGCCTCCACACACGGAGAGGTGTTGACACCTACGGATGCTGCCCGTAGAATCCAAAGTGACATAATAGACCAATTAAAGAGCTTATCTAGAAACGCAGCGGTGCAGAAGCTGTTAGGGTTGCAGGAAGCAACCGGAAAAACAAAGAGCCCAGCAGTAGAAGCCAAGAGTCCATCCGGCGAGAAATCAGAACCAAACACTTTGACTAACGCATTAGCGGCTACACCAGCAGCAGAAGTGCCCGACATGACTAAGATGTCGGAGTACGAACTACTGAGAGAAGCGGCTAAATTAATTCCGTCTGATACTTGGACGGATTAGGGATTTAAAAAATGGCTACTACAGTTACCAATTTCGACGCAGCGTTGAAGCAGATTTATTCTTCTAGCAACCTGGCAAAAACAACTCTTTCCCGGCGACCTTTGTTGGCGATGCTTCCTAAGCGTTCCGACTTCGGCGGCAGAAACATGCCTATCGTAAATGTTTACGGTGACCCGCAAGGCCGAAGTGCGGATTTTGGGAATGCCCAGGGCACAAAAACCGGAGGCACCGCGCCAGCCAACCAAGTTAGCGTGGATGACTTTCTCTTAACCCGAGTTTCAAACTACTCAATTGCACAAGTCGGCTCAGAAGCAGCGGAAGCTTCTAAAGGCGATGCAATGGCTTTCCTTCAAGCTTTGAAGGCAAGCATTGACGGAGCGATGAACTCTCTGTCTAACTCTCTTGAAACTCAGCTTTTCCGAAGCGGTACCGGTTCCATTGGTACGGTTGGTCAAATCAACCCCGATAGTGATGGGAGTACCGATCTAGCGGCTCTTGGCGAAGAAGAAGACATTGCCAACTTTGATGTTAACCAGGTACTGGTTTTTAGTGCTACCGATGGAAGCAGCCTTAGAGCGGGCACGCTTGTCGTCAGTGCCGTTAACCGAAGCCTGGGAAGGGTTACAGTCGGCGCGGCGTACAGCACCGTGACAACTGACGGTGACTTTATTTATGCACAGGGTGATGCGGCAAACGGGGGGTCTAACGTTTGTATTAGTGGGCTTTCCGCATGGATCCCAGCGACCACGCCTGGCGGAAGTGATTCTTTTTTCGGTGTAAACCGTTCAGTGGATTCACGCCTCTATGGTCAGTTTACTGACCAAAGCGCGGCAGCAATTGAAGATGGACTAATCACTGCCGGTTCTCTTTCTGCCCGAGTTGGCGGAAACCCAAATGTCTGTTTCATTAACCACGTTCAGCAACGTAGCTTGATTCAGAACCTTCACAACTCACAGAACTATCAAACCGTGAATGCGACTACCCATAAAGGCGTAGTCTCTGACATTGGTTTCCGTTCTGTAGCCATTCAAGGCGACACTGGTGCAATTAACGTTGTAGCCGCAAACAAGTGCCCCGCCGAAAGTGGCTTCATGCTTGAAATGGATAAGTGGACTTTAGCGACTCTAGGTGAGCCGGTTAAGTTCCTAAACCTTGATGGTAACCGAATCTTGCGTTCTGCCACGGCAGATTCAGTAGAAGCGCGGCTTGCGTTCCGAGGAAACTTGGGCTGCAAGGCACCTATCTACAACGTAAATATTCAAATGCCAGCAGTTTAAAATTTAGAGGAGGCCATAATGGCTAGTTCGGCCACTTTAAGCCAATTACGCGCTCGTGCGTTGGATTATGCCGATATGACCAGCTCTAACTTCCCCGTTGAGGCGAGAGTTAATGATTACATTAACTCCGCCGCTTCGGAGATGTACGACATCCTGGTTAATGCTTATGAAGATTACTTCTTAAGCACTCAAAGCATTACCTTAGTAGCAGGAACCGAAAACTATGCGCTTCCTTCGGACTTCTACAAAGCTAAGCGTGTTTATTACCTCAGTGGCGGTCGCCGTTTTTCTATTCATCCTTTCAACCTGGAAACATTAGACGGGGCGAAAACTAGCCCACTAACATCTGGCAGCGCAGAGCTCTGGTATGTACCTGAGATGTCTTTAATGACATCCGATTCCGACACGATTTCAAGCATTATCCCACCAATGATTAAAGGTTGGCCGGATTACATAGCAATAAGCGCCGCTATCCGGCTTTTGATCCGAGAAGAATCAGACCCTACCGGCCTAATGCAAGAAAAGTTACTGATGCAGCAAAGGCTAATTAGTTTAGCCGAGCCAAGGGATGCAGGCATCCCTGACGCAATTCAGGATATTGGCCACAGATGGAACGATGTGGGCTTCGCCTATGATCCAGGTGCCTTTTTAATGAGATATCGAATAATGGGTCCAAACATTAAGTTTATTCAGTATGACGCGGGGGTTTAAATGGCAAAACCTAATAAAAACAGTAAACGAGCTTGCAGGAGAATAAAAAATTCTCAAATGGCTCTCGAACTACGCTTGAAGGGGTACAGCTACCCTAAGATAGCTAGCACCATGGGGCTGTCTACAACTTACGTTTATAAGCTTGTTGAAACCGAGCTTAAGCGATGCAAAGAGATGACGGCGGAGACGAGAGAGCAAATCAAAGACCAAGAGCTTATGCGTTTAGACAGGCTTTTGGAGCAGGCTAAAGAGCACCTCCTTAAAGAATGGTGTACTAAGACAGCCAAAATCGTGCTCGACATCCAGTCAAGAAGGACTCTCTATCTTGGGCTCGATGATGCTGTGTCTCGAATCGAGGTTTCTACGATTGATAAACTCTCTGATAATGAAATCAGAGATAAGGCGATGGAGTTATTGCAGGTTGAAGTGTTAAATCATAACCATACCGAAACCGAGCACTAGCATGGAGCCGTGGAAAAGGATAACCACTGGTGACCCTGTGATTGAAGAATTGCAGGACAACGCCGAGCCCATAATGAAACGTGTTGAGCAGGTCCCTCTTATGGGGGGCACTCTGGTGAAAGGCCAGTTTCTAACTGCGACCGACCCTTATGACACGCACATCTTTCACGGGCTGGGGAGAGCACCGGAGGGATGGATTATTGTAAGGCAAAGATCTAGGGCAGATATCTGGGATGTGCAAGACAGCAACAGGAGCCCAGAAAAGACACTGGTCTTAAATACTAGCGCAAACGTAACCGTAGACTTGTGGGTGTTTTGATGCCTTTACAGAAGCAAATTATATCTCTCCCTTTCACGCAGGGCCTCAACGAGAAGGCATCGGAAAAGCATTTAACTCCGCCAAGCCTTGCCACTTGCGATAACGGCAGGTTTACCAAGACGGGGCAAGTCCAAAAAAGAAATGGCTTCTCTCGAAGGACGAACGCAAACTTTGTTAGCGGTTCCGCCGGGACTATTGATGCGTCAGTTCAGTGCGCCACATATCAAGATGAAAAATTAATTTTTGACGGGAACAACGCATACGCTCAAACAAATACAGATTACTGGCTGGACAAAGGTCGCATAACCGGATGCACGTTTAAAGACGATACCGTTTTTAATAATGAGACAATGACAAGTGGCCCGCTTGCAGCGGCGTCCAACGATGGATTTAGGGTAGAGGCTTGGGCCGAAACAGACCCCAACCTAGCAGGCAGACAGGCAACTATAACAACCGTTGTTTTTCATGTTTATGCCAGAGTGGTTGAAGAAGCGACAGGGATAGTAGTTGTCCCTAAGATGAAGATCACCCCGTCAGCAGGCATATCAGTCACTAAGGCGCACGCTCAAAATGATGATAGCAATTACCTGAACCCCCAGGTTCAAACCGTTGTTATGGGGGATTATGTATTTATCCTTTTTTGCGACTGTCAAAAACATTCACCTTCTATCACTATAAGCGGAACTTCGGCGGGAGGAGTGGGGACCCTAATCACATGCGCCACTGCTCCGGGACTTCTTGAGGGTGATGTTGTTACGATTACAGGGACAACTTCCCATAATGGGGACAAGATTGTCGTTAAGCCGTCTGCGTCCGCAAATACATTCTTCATCACGGACACATACAGCGGTAGCTCGGAAACCGGGACCGTAAAACTCAAGATAAACTATAGTCAACAAACGCGAAACGGAGTCCACGCTGTAGCGGTAAAGACTTCGGATGGCATAGCGGCGGCGCTTACTCCGACAGCGTTGGGTGGCTTTAACTCACCGGCCTTTTATGTGAACGGTGCCTACCCTCTTTTCTCGGTATCCGCAGCGGATAACTCAACTACGGATGACACCTCAACGCCAAAAGCCGCAGTCTTTAGGCTCAATACCACGCCGATTAGTGATGCTTCTGCGACGGTCGCATCCTATCGACTCGATTACTTTGAAGAATCGAGTGGTGCGTTTATTGAATATCTTGAA